GCGAATACAACTGGACGAGGAATTATTACTGTAGAATATATACAGAACAATAATTTAGCATAATAATAAAATAATGTGAGCTCCTTCGGGAGCTCACTATTAAGGAGAAAAAAATATGACAAGTGACCAAACAACCCTTAATCTAGCTACAATTGGAGCAGATACTCTTGCTAGAACTGGTAGAGTTAGAATTACTTCGATTCAAGGTTATGGTATCGCAGCTTCTACTTTAATTTTGTATAATTCAGCCGATGCGTCGGTTCCAGGTACTGCAAAAGCTACTTATAAATATGGAACAGAAGGATTATCTGTTTACGTTCCAGGTTCAGGTATTTTATGTGAAAATGGAATTGTTTACAATTTAGCTGGAGCAAGTGGAAGCGTTACACTGACTATTACGGGAGCGTAAGGAGAATAAATGGCTACTTCTGGAACAACAACGTTTGATAGAACGTTTTACATAGATGATACCATTAACGAAGCTTTTGAAAGATTAGGGATCTTTGAATTACCTGGCGGTTATTTAAAATCTGCCAGACGTTCTTTGAATATCATGTTTCAAGAATGGGGTAATAGAGGTGTGCACTATTGGGAAATAGCGAACAATAATATTACGTTAGTTGATGGTCAAGCTACTTACACAATGTATCGTTCAACATCGGATGGTACTTCGGATGCTACGGCGGTGTATGGAGTGGATGATGTTTTAGAAGCTTCTTATAGAATTACTTCTACTAGTGTTGATGCGCCTTTAACAAAAATTAGTAGATCTACTTATGCTTCACTAGCAAATAAAACTTCTACGGGTCAACCTTCTCAATATTGGGTCCAAAGATTATTAGATAGAGTTACTATAACTTTATATACTGTGCCTGGCGCGGCAGCAGATGGAAATAAAATAAATTATTTTTACGTTAAAAGAATTCAAGACGCGGGCGCTTATACAAATAATTCGGATGTTGTTTATCGTTTTATTCCAGCTATGTGTGCAGGTTTATCTTATTACTTATCTTTAAAATATGCACCAGCAAGAACACAAGAATTAAAATTATTATATGAAGATGAATTAAACAGAGCTTTAGTTGAAGATGGTTCGCCATCGAGTTCTTATATAACTCCTAAAACTTACTATCCAAATATTTAATTATGGGAAAATTTGCAACAGGTAAACAATCATTATCAATTTCAGATCGTTCTGGATTAGCTTTTCCTTATACCGAAATGGTACGAGAATGGACGGGAGCTTGGGTACATATTTCTGAATATGAACCTAAACAACCTCAATTAGATCCAAGACCTCATGCTGCAGATCCTCAAAGTTTGCAACATGCAAGATCACAGCATTTTCAACAACCTACTATGGTTAATGGAGTATTGTCTAGTTCTGGAGGTAGTGGTATGATATTAGTAGATTTAACTTTACCAGGAGATTTTGCTTTTAGTTCTTCTGGAATGGTTCCTGAAGATGACAATGTTGCTAATAACAGGAGACAAGCTTTAACAAGTTTAGGCAATGTAACGGTGAGTATAACATAATGACATACGCGGAATTAGTTCAAAAGATTAGAGATTATACAGAAGTAGATTCTACTGTTTTAAGTGATACTATTATTAATGGTTTTATTGAAAATGCAGAATTTAGAGTTTTAAGGGAAGTAGATTCAGATAGTAATAGAAGCTTTAAAACGGCTCAATTAGCAACTAGTCAAAGATATATTGATGTTCCTGCTGACTGTTTAGTTGTAAGATCAGCTCAAATCGTTGATTCTGATGGGGTAGCATCGGCAGATAATAGAGAGTTTTTAGAATATAAGGATACTAATTTTATGTCAGAATATAATCCTACGGACGCGACAGGAGTTCCAAAGTATTATAGTTATTGGGATGAAGACACTTTAGTTTTTGCTCCAGTCCCAAATGCTGCTTATACGATTCAAATAAATTATGTCTTGAAACCCGCTGCCTTAACTGCTACAAATACGACTACATATTTAAGTTTAAATTTTCCTAACGGCTTATTGTATGCATGCCTAGTAGAGGCTTACGGATTTTTAAAGGGGCCACAAGACCTCTTGCAATTATACGAACAAAAGTATAAACAAGTAGTTGAGGGCTTCTCTATAGAACAAATGGGAAGAAGAAGACGAGATGAGTACCAAATGGGACCTCCTCGTTTACAAAAACAATAAGGAGATAAAAAACCATGGCCATTACACAAGCGATTGCAAATGCTTTTAAAAAACAATTATTAGAAGGCGACCAAAACTTTGCATCATCTGGTGGGGACAAATTCAAATTATCTTTGTATACGAGTTCCGCTACTTTAAATTCCGCAACAACTGCATACACTTCCACTAACGAAGCGACTGCAGGCGGGGATTATTCAGCGGGAGGCGGTGCATTAGTTAATGCTGGAACTTCAATAAGTGCTGGCGTTGCAAGAGCGGATTTCGCAGATCTTTCTTTTACTGGTGTTACGTTAACTGCTAGAGGTGCATTAATTTATAATACATCATCAGCGGTAACTAAAGCAGCGGTTGCGGTTCTAGATTTTGGATCTGATAAAACAGCTACTGCAGGTACGTTTACAATTCAGTTTCCAGCAGCAACAAGTACAGCAGCTATACTTAGAATCTCAGGCTAAGGGAGGTAGCCTCCTATGGCCGACAAAACAATAACAGTTACAGTTGCCACAGGTAGCCGCTATGGCGGTGGAACTGGTAATACTTTTTATTTTGATGCTTCTAGAGATATGTCTTATGACGTTATCTCTGGACTTACATATCGTTTTGTTCAAGGCGATTCTTCTAACGACAGTCACCCTTTAGTTTTTTCAACATCAACAAGTACTTCTGATATTATTACTTCGGGCGTTTCCTATTATTTAGATGGAGCGTCTAATCAAGCTGCTTATACAGAAACAGCTACTTTCAACGCAGCCACAACTCGTTACGTAGAAATTACACCTAACACCTCTTCTGATTTTTATGATCTTTGTTTTGTTCATGGAGTCGCGATGGGCGGCGTTATGGATGTTCAAACTACAGTTTGGGGTGCTGTAGGTTGGGGAACAGGAAATTGGAATGATCAAAATAATACTGGCGCCGGAACAATAACAGGTCAAGCTTTAACTTTAGCTCAAGGATCGGAAACTGTTACTGCTATAGTAAATGCAGGTTTTGGCAGAAGAACATGGGGCGCTGATTATTGGGGAGACGATGCCGACAGCGGAGCTCTTCCTACAGGAATAGCCGCTTCGTTTGATGTAGGAAGTGTAACTATTACTGGAGGTATTAATACAGGTTGGGGAAGATCAACTTGGGGTTCAGAAGGTTGGAACACTAATGAAACCAAAATAGATCAAAGTGTTACAGGTCAGGCAATGACTATGACTCTTGCTTCTGTCACAACTACACAAGAAGTAAATACAGGTTGGGGAAGATCAACTTGGGGAGCTTACGGCTGGAATACTAACGTAACTGTTGTAGATGCAGTAGCTACAGGTCAGGCGATGACTGCAGCTCTTGCATCTGTCACAACTACACAAGAAGTAAATATAGGTTGGGGAAGAAACACTTGGGGAGCTCAAGTTTGGGGTAATCCAAATGAAGCTGCCGCGCCAACAGGAATTGCAATGTCTACAACTCTTGCAAGTCCAACTATTACAACACAAGTTAATACAGGTTGGGGTAGATCGACTTGGGGCGCTCAAGGTTGGGGACTTAATGTTCTAGTTGTAGATGTAGACGTTTCTGGAATTGGAATGTCTATTACTTTAGGAACTCCAACAATCACAGCAGAAGTAATGAATGGTTGGGGAAGAAATACTTGGGGATCTCAGGTTTGGGGTAATCCAAACGAAGCAGCAGCTCCTACAGGTATAGGAATGTCCTTTACTCTAGGAACTCCAACAATTTCTACCGTAGTTAATACTGGCTGGGGTAGATCGACTTGGGGCGCTTACAGTTGGGGAGAAAATGTAACAGTTGTAGATGTAGCAGTCACTGGTCAAGAAATGACTGCAACTTTAAGCGAAGAAACTATCGTTACAGAAGTAAATAAAGGTTGGAGCCGATATGCTTGGGGTGAAGGTAATTGGGGTGATCCTGGAACTACTGTAACTTTAGGCAGTTTCTCTGCACCTATGGCTTTAGGTAGCGTAGATCCATCACCGGATGTTGCCTTAACGGGCATCGAAATGTCTATGAATCTAGGCGATGAAGAAACTACCGCAAATGCAAGATTAACCTTGACAGGAATAGCCTTGACAGCTACAACAAAAGCACCTAATACTTTGGTTTGGAACGAAGTAGATACCGGCACAACCACGACATGGACAGAGGTTGACACCGCAGCTTAAATCTAATAATATATAAAAACTAGAGGAAAAAAAATTATGGCAAACGCGACATCAGCAAGTCTTAAATTAACCGTACAACAAACAGGTGAAAATTCAGGTACTTGGGGAGCATATACAAATACAAATTTACTAATCTTAGAACAAGCAATCGGTGGTTATCAATCTGTTGCATTAAACGCAACGACTGGAGCTACTTTAACATTCTCTAATGGCGTAATATCAAATGGTAAAAACGCATCTTTAAAACTAACAGGAGCAATTACTGGAAACGTAGATGTTATCGTTCCTGATTCAGTTGAAAAAACATATATTATAGACAATGCAACAACTGGTGCTTACACAGTTACAGTTAAAACTACTTCAGGAACTGGAGTGGCTTGGGGTACAACTGATAAAGGTACAAAAATGGTTTACTCTGATGGAACGAATGTTGTTGATACAGCTTTCACAGATTTATCTTCAGACTACACACCACAACTTGTTGCGGATTTAGACACAAACGCAAATAACATTATTATTGATAATACAAAAGCAATCTTAGACGAAAGTTCTAACGAACAAA